CAGACTTGTTTTGTACAAACGTGTTTTTCCATAGAAATTTGGCGGCAAACTTCCATGTCTTAGCCTTTTGATTTGGTACCACCCGAATGGGTCTGTGACTCGCGACGCATAGCATCCTACTATACAAGAATCTTTTATTTTTTAATATCTTAGGTTAGTATAAATGCCAAAGCTCTCCAATGTTTTATCCCCGCTCTCGATGCCGATCGAAAAAATGCTCAAGATACCGATTGTCTTTTCCCTGCTTATTTTGTATCAGGGTCTCTTCTCGGCGACTGCGATGCAAATTCCGTTACGTCTTAAAATGATGTTCGAAAACAAGACGTTCCGATTCTTTTCACTGATGCTTATCGCCTTGTCGGCGACATCTGACGTCGAGTACGCCCTCGCGTCTGTATTGATTTTCTTATCGTTCATATATTTGTTGAAAACTCCGGAAGAGCGTAAGAAATCTGGATTTGTTTAATTTTGTAAGTATAGAGTAGAATGAAAGTTCATATCATCGGTGCAGGCCCTACGGGAATGTCCGTTGCATGGGAACTTCTCAGCACACGACCATGCGATGTGACAATTTACGATAAAAAGTTGAGTGCGGGTGGTTCATGGTGGGAACCATCCTCGGAATATCGCGATTTACATGCACACCGCATTGTCTTTGATAGAGCCTTTATAAATACTCGCAGTCTCTTTGACGAAATGAATATTCGTTGGCATGATGTTTTTGAACCAGTCGAATACAATTATGGATACATCATGAAACATATGTCATTCGCAGATTATCTCGCGTTAGGTTCACTCGCGCTCAAAGTCCTCACGCTTCCGTGGAGGTATTCGAAGATGACACTCAAAGAAGCACTCGGGGATTCGATGAGTTTGAACGGAAAGAAAATCATTCAACGACTCACATTTCAGATCGACGGTGTTCCGTGGAACGTCATGACGGCGTACGAGTTTGTTAAAAGTTTTGATCACGCGGGTCTCTCTACGATGTATACCCAGCGTGTATCTGGTCGTGCCATGTGTTACGCCATGCAAAAGGCACTCGTGAAAAAGGGTGTAAAGTTTGTATTTAATAAAGAACTTCAAGATGTTGATTACCTTCAGAATGAATATTTTGCAAAGTTTACGGATGGAACTGAACTATCTGATGGTATGCTCGTCATGTGTATCGATAACACACCCGCGATCAAACTCGTCAAAGAGAATTGGGGTCCCGATGCGAAGAAACAAATAAGTGAGAGTACGTACGGATGCATCAATGTTCTTCTCGATTATCCACAACCAATCACATTAGAACATGATCTTAAAATAGCGGTCGAAACGCCATGGAATTTACAACCCGTCGTGCTCTCGAATAAGACAACGATTTCGTGCGTCATATGCGATCTCACGGATGACATTCTAAAAACAGATCCAAAAACACTGATACGTGAAGTCATTCGACAATTGAAAATTCCAAATCCGAAGAATGCGCGCTTAGGATGGGGTTCGACGTGGACAGGTACGCGATGGACCTTTAGTCAATCGTCGGGTGTTTTGAGTGTACACGGACAAGTACCGTTTTTCGGTCACTGTTCACGAGTCGCGTTGTGTGGCATGATGTCTCCGAGAAGTACACCATATTCCAGTATGGAAGCTGCCATTGAAGTTGGTCGACGTTTCTGTCATGAAACATTCGACACACGCAAACCTCTTTGGCCACTCACTTTAACGAGACTTATAGCTATATTAGTATTACTAGTATATGTTAGTCGACGCCTCCGTACACGAGCCGATGTACGACCATAACGATAAAAAATATATACGCATCGTCGTGAGTGAATCCATGTCGCACACGATACGACGCATACACACATCTAAAGCACACTTCATAAAGAATGCACACATCGATGATCCTCTCGTTGGACGTGTATTAACGGTTAAAGTACCATTTCGTTACAGAAGGGTTATGTGCGAGGTTAAAGGAAAACCCGTACAGTCTCTCGTAAGGAATGATGATGTCATCGTGGATGTTGAATTCATGGGCGTGTGGAATACCGGTGATTATAGTGGGTATGCGTGGAAATTAAAATCTATTCAGTCGTCTCCTTGACTTCTTCCTCGGCTTCGGCCTCGGCTTCGGCTTCGGCTTGAATTTCACCTTCTTCGGGCGTTTCCGGACGAAGAGGGACTTCGACGTTTTCGAGACCAGCCTCCTTGAAGCCACGGAACACACGGAGCGAACCTTCGAGACGGAAGATTTCTTGTGTCATTCCATTAATGGCTTCAGTGATCTTTTGAATGTTTTCGTCGACGTTAAGAGTAGGCATTATATCGATATAAAGTTTCAAGTCTTTAAATCCATATAATGGAAACCTCTTTGACAAGAACAGGGTATCTTGTGAGTGGGTGTGATTTGTCTCATATAAAAAAAGAGCTCACGGTAAGACCTATAGTCAACAATGACTTTGGATTTCCCCCACCGCCTTTTAAGGTATTTAAACCAGCTAAGAATGGAATCTGCGTTCCAAGATACTTTGGAACTGATACACTTGGATCTCCACAACGAGATAAACGTCCGGAACCTGCGAGATCAAATGCCGCGTTCGTCGGGACCCTCAGGGATACAACCCATCAGAACGCCGCACTTGCTGCGGCTCTTAAAGCGGGTCATGGAGTTCTCTCACTCCCATGCGGGTATGGCAAGACCACCGTATCCTTGGCGATAGCGTGTAAACTTGGCTATCGAACCATGATCGTCGTGCACAAACAATTCTTAGCGGATCAGTGGAAGGAACGCATTCAACAATTTTGTCCAGGTGCCACGATCGGTGTTGTTCAACAGGATAAGAAAGACGTCGAGTGTGATTTCGTGATAGCTATGCTTCAGTCACTCGCACTCAAAGAGTATTCTTTTAGTGATTTCGAGTCTATAGGAACACTCATCGTTGACGAAGCACATCACATATGTGCAAAGGTATTCAGTCAGAGTCTATTTAAACTATGCCCGAAACACATCTACGGTCTCTCCGCGACTCCGGAACGTAAAGATGGACTCACGAAAGTATTGCATTGGTTCATGGGTCCAACATTTTTTGCCGTGGAACGAAAGAACCAGGAACAGGTTGAAGTGTTCCCGATAGAGTACGAGTGTGAGAATTACAAGAATCCACCTCCGTGTACACGTTTCGGGAAGTTATCGCTTCCGAATATGGTCACGATGGTGGTCGAAGATCGTCAACGAAATGTCATGCTCGTGAACCTTATTAAAAAAGCATCTGCGGGTACGAGACAGCTTCTCGTATTGAGTGAACGACGGTGGCACTGCGAGTTCCTTCATCAGTGTTTTCCAAAGACATCGGGGTTGTACATGGGTGGTATGAAGGATGCAGATCTCCAGGCGTCTTCAAAAAAGAAGATCATATTCGCGACATTCAGTCAAGCGCATGAAGGACTCGATATCCCAACCCTCGACACCGTCATCTTAGCGACACCAAAATCCGACATCATTCAGTCCATTGGTCGAATCATGCGAGAAACGAAAGGTAAAAAGAACAATCCACACATCTATGATATTCATGATAAATGGTCCATCATGACAGCCATGTACTATAAACGAATGAAAGTGTATCGTCAAGGTGGTTTCAATATCCCGAGACACGTGACCCGAGAAGAAGACCAACCCTCGGATTTCCCTCAGGGAAAGTGTCTGTTTTTATAATCTAGACATAAATTAAATGTCTGGAGCATTAGTTCAATTGGTATCCAAGGGTGCCCAAGACGTTTATTTGACGACATCGGAAGGCACGTCGTTCTTTAATTTGAAATACTCGAGACATACAAACTTCTCACAGGCACCAAAGTTTATAAAGGAAGTCACGAGCACTGATAATTCTATCGTCATTCCCGTGTATGGAGATATAATTAACGCGGTGTGGTTTGAAGGCACGGACTTGTTGAATAAGTTTTTTGAATCGACGATTGATCTATACATTGGTGGACAAAAGGTTGACTCGTATGGATATGACTACATTTCCGATATATGGCAAAATTACTTGGCCGATACATACACCAAGTCTCAAGAGATTAACAACAAGTGTTCAACGACGAATCCAAACTTTTTACCACTTCACTTTTTCTTTTGTGATAATAGTTCTTTCCTTCCTCTCTTAGCTTTGCAATTTCACCAAGTCGAGATCCGTATTAATTTTAAAACTGTAAATGTTTCTGGTGTTAAGTGTTACGGAAACTATATATTCTTGGATACCAGTGAGCGTAAGCGCTTCACTGAAAAGCGGATGGATATCATCGTGACACAAGTACAAAATATCAAGAGACAAATCGTGTGCGATGACACGGAGTATTATAACGACAAGGCGGTTGTCGCTAGAAATGAATACAACTCTGCAAATACGATTTTGAATTCACTCCTCTCCGGGAATCCAATAGACCAGCCAGCGGTCGACGCACAGCAAAGTAACGTGAATGCTTTGTTCACTATTTATACAGCCGCACAAACCAAGGCTGATTCTGATAATACGAACAACGGTGGATACAATGATATTGACATCTCACAGTTTAATCATCCCGTTAAGTCTATATTCTTTGGATATACAACTCGATCCGCGGTCGTTGAAGCCGATAGATTTACGTTCACATCGGCCGATATTCAAGTGAATGGAACACCTCTTTTAGAGAGTATGTCCCCACAATACTTTCACGTGATTCAAAATTATAACCATACAAAGTACGGTATCATTCAATACGACGAAGATCAAGAATGTCCATTTTATACGAGATACTACGCCTATCACTTCTGTATGAATGCATCCGATTATAAACCGACGGGGACGTGTAATTTCAGTCGTCTCGACAATGCTAAAATTATTTTACGAAAGGCTCAAAAGGGATACGAACGACTTGAAACGGAAGAAATATCCATATACGCGATGAACTATAATATTTTACGAATAGATAAGGGTATGGCTGGAATTCTATTTGCAAATTAAAACAAATTCCAAACATGGAAATAAAAATAAACTTACGCGCTATCCGTTGCGGCTAACACGACAACACCCAAGATAAAGGCTAAAACTAGATAATTACATTCTGTTTCTTCTGGACCTGAGGGTTCATCACGCACTCGAGGTCGCCTGACCTCTGGCTGATGAACCACAGGTGGATCTTCCTCTAGGGGACAGTATCCTATCATCTATGATATACTCACAGATTAATTTCAGTTTTCTTCTTTCGTCTGGTCCTCTTGGGTTTTGACGTCGCCGAGATGCTCACTTCTTTCACTTCACCCCCCGTGGACTCACCTGAAATAGACACAATATCGGAGACATCGTCGTCATCTATGGTCGGCTCCGGTTGACGAGTCACTGAAATCGGTGATGTGTTCATCGGTGGAGGCGGTGGCATCATGATACCACCCATCAACTTAGAAATGTCGATACCCGGGCCTTGCATTTCATACTGTCCACCATCGTTCGACGATTGTTCCCGCTGAGTATTATTCGAGGCCGTAGACTGAACCGCCTGAACCATATTCTTCATGAGATCTGGGTTTTGTTTGAGCACGTCGTTCATATTGGGAAGCGCAGCCTTCATCATGGAAGACGTCAAGTGGAACATCATCGCAGAACCGCCGAGCATCATGATGAGCTTGACTTCTGGTGCGACGTTCACCTTGCTTCTGTATTTTACATAGAGTTCTTCGAATACGTTATCATAATCATCCTGATTCTCCATGACTGATTCACTCCAGCCTTCGAGATGAAGTTCGAAGGGGTTGTACCTCTTATTCAAAAACTCCAAACCTGTCACACATGCGATCAACATGCGCTTACTAAATTTGACAGATTGCTCAACTTCGATACTGTATGTAATGCGCTTAACTTCTGTGCGCAATTCATCGATCGATGAATACGCGTTGAGTCTCTTATTCACATTGAACCCCTTCTTATCGAGTCGTGCCAATTTATTCAGGATATCCGCCTTTTCCTCATCGACGGATGTGAATCCGTTCGTTGGTTTTTCTTCGTGTTCTTGTTCATACATACCATCGTCACCGCCATCATCGTAGAACATGGGTTCATCTTCACCATAATCAATCTCTTCGTTTTCCATTCTCGGTGGCGGTGCTTGTTTATTGGGGTTCGCGAATGCATCTATTTCTTCTTGGTGTGGAGCACTTCTGGGTTGAGCTGCTCGTCGCGGAGGACCCGGCACTGGGCGTCTTGGGGTTTGTATTCTGGGGGCGCTGATATGAATTTCATCCATGAGCGCCTGTTCATCTGCATCAAGTTTCATGACTGTTGCACTTCCTCGGTCGAGAACAATCTCTTCGTCCATCTACCCTTTAACTTGAAAGTATTAGAAATTCTTTAACGCACTTTATAAAAAAATATCAGTAAACTATAAATGTTTAAGCTCAATCTCAACAAAGCCGATCGTGGCGCTATCATCGCCATCTTGGTGATCATTGGCACTATGTACCTCTTGACCCTCCTGAAGTCTCGCCGTAGCGGGTACCAGGCCAGACCGATTATTATCAAGGCGAAGACTGAACAGTCGATCTTTGATCTTGAGCACAAGCTCGAATGTGTCGCCGGTCCTCAGAAGACGGCTGGATACTACAGCAAATCTTTGACTCCAGGTGGCATCTGTGGTGCGCAACGAGTCGTCCGCGATGCGGATGATTATGAAATCACGGATGGAATTGGTGGTGTTTTAATCTAAGTGTATACTAGTAAAATGGCACTTGTTACGGCGATTTCCCAGAGTATTCAGGATATCGATTATGAATTTCACACAATCACACTCGATAGTGTTGGACATACAAGTGCGAATACTTTTACGGTATACTTGAACACACCTCTCAGAAATGTCGTGCAAGCGAGACTTCTCGGTGCGCACATTCACACATCGGACACGACGGAACATTGTTATGTATCGATCTCTGAACTCGATTCCATCTTTACGGATCGGGCTTCAAAGGATCCACCTCAATCTGTGTCGTCTCAACCAGGTTTATCTGTGGTTCGAAACTCGTTTGCAAGTCTCATCAGTGCGTCTAATACTCACGCGGGTGCGAATGATTTAATTGTATTCAAAGATGAGTATCCAATCGTCACACAATACATTGATCCCATTAACACAATCGACAGACTCACGGTGACGCTCCGTGATCAAAACGGTGATACCATCGAGGATGGCGCCACAGGTGAAAATTTTTTGATTATTCGTTTTATTTGCAGGAAACCGAATTTGCGGAGCTTTTAGGTAAAAATAACATCAAGGTAATATAAATGTCTTCTGGTATCGTTCAACTGATCGCGATTGGCGCGCAAGATGAACACATTATGGGTCAACCAGAGGTCTCGTTTTTTAATTCTTCTTTCAAGAGGCACTCCAACTTTTCACAATCTCTCGAACAACAGACCATACAGGGAACTGTGAATAGTAACTCTATGTCAACCATCCGTTTAGAAAAGACGGGTGATATGTTGGGACACATGTATTTTACGATTGACGATCACACAAAATCACTCGATTCTTTAAATTGGACGAGATTGATAGAAAGTGTAGAACTTTTGATCGGTGGTCACGTGATTGACACACAAGATTCAATTTTTTGTGAAAAGATTGCAATCGATACTTTTGCGAACAATGTGTCAAAGTCATCGAACGGACCGCATCCGGGCTTGAGCTCTCGCTCGTATTTTTACCCGTTACGCTTTTTCTTTTGCGAACACCCTCAAAGTGCGATCCCTTTGTGCGCGTTACAATACCACAATGTCGAAGTTCGTATTCGTTGGGGACCGGACGCACATCTGTACAACTGGGAAGCGTTCGCCAATTATTATTATTTGGATAACGAGGAACGCGCCACCATGGCTTCACGAAGTCACAATATTCTTATTCATCAAGTTCAAAAGAACATTCCTTCAGGTGAATTGATTCAAGAACTCAGTTTCAATCACCCAGTCAAATACATTGCGTGCTCGAATACGAGTTATACAAGCGCGCTCACATCCGATTCAAATAAAGTGAAAATAAGCATCAATGGTACGGATATTGGTGTATATAAATGGGCGAGACCCCATTACATTGATGTGTCGTCGTTTTATCATACAAATTACGTGACATCGCCCGATATCTTCTTACATTGTTTCTGTCTCACAACGAGTCTCCTACAACCCACAGGAACGCTCAATTTTAGTCGCCTTGATTCAGCAATGATACATAGTGAAACCTTACCAATAAACGACCCAATTTACGCGGTAAATTACAATATCCTCAGAATAAATAATGGCATGGCTGGTCTCATCTACGCCAATTAAAATACGAGATTATATAAATGGTGAAGAACTTGAGTACCATCGATAGATCAGAGAAG